TTAGGAGGGTTTATATGGGTGTTAAGTCAGCTAGTTCCCGCGTAACTGCGATTACTAGAATTGATATGCACGAAGCTGAGTGTAAACTTAGGTATGAAAATATTGACGCAAGAGTTTCAGAAAATACAGCAAAGTTGAATCGGCTAGATAAAATGGTAATTGCAATTTATCCATTTATATTAGCTTCCTTAGTTTTTGCGGAGTATGTTAAATGATGCTTCAAGCCTTTATTGGACCTGTTGTAAATTTAGTAAGTGGTCATTTTCAAAGAAAAGCTCAAGAAAAAGCAGCTGTTCACGAAAGAAAAATGGAAGCTATTAAGCAAAAAGTTCATGTTCTGATGGATTTTTTTGCGGAAGTGAGTGACGCGACAAGCCAGCTGATTAGCACAATATTGGGCGGCATGCCTGGTGAAACCTTAGGGGGTCGGGCGGCGCGTAGTAAGCACCAGGTATTTTGGAGCGCCTTCTGCAAGTGTCTAAATTTTGTTATGTCACCGCGATCACGCAATCATTGCGAGCGGGCCCTCGACCGGGACAAGGAAAGATCTAAAGCAATTTTGTCTGTGAGAAGACCATACTATCGGGTGTCTCGTCATGGATGAGCCTACAAAACAGATTCTAGATACCTTTTCGGTGGCCACTATGATGGGAACTATCGCAGGGCTGCTGCCGGCTATTGCCGCACTTCTGACAATTTTGTGGACAGCTATTCGGATTTGGGAAACGGACACCGTACAAGATATCTTTCAAAAAGGCCGTAAGCGTGACAAGAAAGGCCGCTTCGTTAAGGAGGATGACTGATGGCCTTACAGTTTCTAATTGGCCCCATCGCCAACCTTGCCAAGTCATGGATGGAAAATAAGCATGAACAATCTCAAGCCAGCCATAAAGCCAAAATGGAAGTCATTAGCAACACGGCCACTTGGGAAGAAAAAATGGCTGATGCTTCCGCGAATTCATACAAGGATGAGTTTTGGACGGTTATTTTATCTATTCCTCTCTTATGTGTTGGTTACTCTATTATCGTTGATGACCCCGATATTCTTATTAGGGTTTCTGACGGTTTTGATGCTTTGGACAGCTTGCCTGATTGGTATCAGTATCTTTTGTTTCTTGCGGTATCCGCCTCTTTCGGAGTGCGAGGCGCTAGTAAACTAATGAAACTAAGAGCAACTCGGTGACCCCAGAAACGCTAGACCGATGGAGACTTATTCCTCGCCTGGTCATGGTTTGTGTGCTGTTATTCACCTACCGGGTCGTTGAGTGGTATATGGGTTTAGAGACCCCGACCACACAACAAACCTCTCTCGTTGCGACTATGACTGGTTGCCTAACAGGTAGCTTTGGTTTATTTCTGGGATCAGGTAAAAAAGAGTGAGAACAGGTAGTCAAGGTATAGCACTCATTAAAAAGTTTGAGGGGTGTGAGCTCAAGGCATATCAGTGCAGCGCAAACGTCTGGACCATAGGCTACGGTCACACCAGGGGCGTCAAAGAAGGCGATGAGATTTCAGCGGACAAAGCTGAATACATTCTTTTAGAGGATCTGATTGAGTTTGAACAATATGTAGATAACTTAGTGACAGTCAGTCTCAACCAAGATCAATTTGACGCAGTGGTTGCCTGGACCTTCAACCTAGGGCCCACCAACCTTAAAGAAAGCACGCTGCTTTTACGCTTGAATGACGGCCAGTACGACGATGTGCCCGCCCAAATGGCTCGCTGGAATCGTAGCGGCGGGGAAGTTCTTGAGGGTCTCAAGCGTCGAAGAAAGGCTGAAGGCTTGTTGTTTCAAGGGCTTAAGTGGCAGGATGTCTAACTTAGCGCTCAAAGACTTCGACATACTTAGCGATCAAGATAAGCAAGAAGCGCTTGCGCTTCTCGATCGATATAAATCCCTTGAAAAACAAGAAGAATGCCAAAAAGATTTTATGCAGTTTGTGAAGAGTCAGTGGCCTGGGTTTATCGAGGGCCGGCATCACCGCATTATTGGGGAAAAATTTAACAAGATTGCAGCAGGCAAGCTCAAGCGTCTGATTGTCTGTTTACCCCCTCGCCACACTAAATCTGAGTTTGCATCCACGTTTTTCCCAGCGTGGATGATGGGGTTGCGCGGCGATTTAAAAATCATACAAACCACGCACACTGCAGAGCTGGCCGTGCGCTTCGGTCGGCGGGTGAGAAACATTATCGATAGCAGCGAATATCAACAGGTTTTCCCCAAGCTGAAACTGCAAGCCGATAATAAGTCTGCAGGCCGCTGGACCACTAACCAGGGTGGTGAGTCATTCTACGCTGGCGTCGGCGGCGCGATCACGGGTCGAGGCGCAGACCTTTTGATAATTGACGATCCGGTGTCAGAGCAAGATGCACTCAGCCCAACAGCGATGGACTCTGTGTACGATTGGTATACCTCCGGCCCCCGTCAGCGTTTGCAGCCAGGGGGCATCATTGTCATCGTGATGACCCGCTGGAGCACTAAAGATCTGGTGGGCAAAGTGTTGAAAAAGCAGGGAGATGATTACGCTGATCAGTGGGATCTCGTGGAGTTCCCAGCGATCATGCCGGAGTCCGACACCCCGCTCTGGCCGGAGTTCTGGCAGAAGGAAGAGCTGCTTTCTGTAAAAGCAAGCTTGCCGATTAGCAAGTGGAACAGCCAATGGATGCAAGACCCGACCGCTGAAGAGGGGTCTATTGTTAAGCGCGAGTGGTGGCATCAGTGGGAGGCAGAATATGTTCCCGACTACTCCTATGTAATCCAAAGTTATGACACAGCTTTCAGCAAAAAGGAGACCGCAGACTACTCTGCAATAACGACCTGGGGCGTCTTCAAGCCGCGGGACGGGGATCCAGACGCGATAATCCTGCTCGACGCCAAGCGTTTGCGCTTGGACTTTCCAGAATTAAAAAAAATGGCTTGGGAAGAATACAAGTACTGGGAGCCCGATTGTGTCCTTATTGAGGCAAAAGCAAGTGGCACGCCCTTGACTCAAGAACTGCGCAGGATGGGCATCCCGGTGACGAGTTACACGCCTTCCCGAGGTCAGGACAAGATCGCCAGGATGAATAGTGTGGCACCAATATTTGAGAGTGGTATGGTATGGGCTCCAGACCATGTATTTGCAGAAGAGGTCATTGAAGAACTTGCAGCCTTCCCTTTCGGGGAGCATGACGATTATTGTGACTCTGCCACCATGGCTTTGATGCGATTCCGTCAGGGGGGGTTCTTACAACTCGAATCTGATGAAGACATGGAGATGCACCCGCTACGCCGAGATAGGCAGGTATATTACTGATGGCGATAGAGAAAAGAGAGTTAGGGACGGCCGACGATCCAGATGTGATACCCCTGGGCAGAGCCATGGAGGTCACACCAGAGCCCACTAGAGATGATTTGGTGCGCCAAGCGGTAGAAGTGCTTGTGACAGAGGACGGCGTCCTGATCGATGACGAGATCGATGCGCCACCCGCAGCGGCGCCAGTGCTGCCTTTTGATGCGAACCTCGCGGATACGATCTCAGAAGTAGAGCTCATGCGGATATCCAAACAGCTCTTGACATCAATAGAAGCAGATAAAGAATCCCGCCAAGAGTGGGAGAAAACTTATGTTGATGGACTGAAATACCTCGGCATGAAGTTTGATGAAATGCGCAGCACGCCTTTCCAGGGGTCCAGCGGCGTGATTCATCCGATACTGGCAGAGGCTGTCACGCAGTTCCAAGCACAGGCGTACAAAGAAATGCTACCTGCACGCGGGCCAGTCAAGACTGAGATTGTGGGCGCCCGAACGCCAGAAGTGCAGGCTCAAGCAGACCGTATTGCAGAGTTTATGAACTTTTATCTGCTCAACGTGTGCGAGGAGTACGATCCAGAGCTGGACCAAATGCTGTTTTTCTTGCCGTTAGCTGGTAGCGCCTTCAAAAAAGTGTACTACGATACCGCTAAAAACAAGGCGGCAAGCAAGTTCATACAGCCACAAGATCTCATTGTGCCTTACGAGGCCACAGATATTTTCACTGCTGAGCGTGTGACGCATGTGGTTGAGATGTCTAGCAATGAAATCAGAAAGCTGCAGCTCTCTGGTTTTTACTCGGATGTCTCAATCAAAGATGGCCCCTACGGTCAGGACCGAGATGAGATTGAAGAG